CAAAGAAGAGTTTATTAATCAGATAGGTAAATATAATGTAAGTATACTTGGAGAGATAGGCGACTTATACCTATATGACTTTGGTATATTCATTGAGGTAAGTCCTGATGAAGAGGAGAAGGCTCAGTTAGAGCAGAACATTCAGATGGCACTATCTAAGAATGACATCAACCTTGAGGATGCTATTGATATTCGAGAGATACGAAATATTAAATTAGCGAATCAGTTCTTAAAGATGAAGCGTAAGGCTCTTCAACAAAGAGAGAGTCAGATGCAGATGCAGCAGTCTTCAATGCAGCAACAAACTCAGTTGCAATCTCAAAAGATGGCAGCAGAGGCAGCTATGCAGAAGATACAAGCTGAGACACAGTCTAAGATGCAGATTAAGCAGGCTGAGATTGCTTTCGAGATTGAGAAGATGAAGAACGAGGCAGAGCTTAAGAGACAGCTAATGGCTGAAGAGTTCAACTACAGCATGAGTCTTCGTGATGTATCGGAGAGTGCACTACAGAGTAGAGAGACTCAGAGAGAGAAAGCGAAGTCTGATAGAATTAGTCAGCAGAATACGGAGCAGTCACAGCTAATAAATCAAAGAAAGAATAATCTACCTCCACAGAAGTTTGAATCCAACGAGGATAGTTTAGATGGATTTGATTTAGCTGAGTTTGAACCCCGTTAAATCGCTCGAAAAAAATAACTAACTTTGTAAAAATCAAATTAAATGGAAATTAAGGTAACAGCAGTTGGTACTCCTGAGAGTAAATCAACACAAGAGGTAGAGAAAGAACTTCTTGAGAAACACGAAGAGTCGTTAAACGATGAGGCGGGAGAGACTAATAATGAAGTGGTGGAGGAAAGCTCTGAAAGCGTAGAGACCCCACAAGAACAAGAAGATACACAGCCGGAAGGCGAGATAGAAACTCAATCCTCAGAGTTAAGTGAGGAGGACGTTCTTTCATATATTGGAAAAAGATATGGCAAAGAGATAAACTCTTTTGATGAGTTGGTATCTGAGCGAGAATCTTCAGAGGAATTACCTGAAGATGTCGCAGCCTATCTTAAATACAAACAAGAGACGGGTCGTGGATTCGAGGACTTTGTTAAATTACAACAAGACTTCGATGAGATGAACCCTGATGATTTGCTAGAGTCTTATTATAAGGCCACTGAAGAGGGGCTTGATGATGACGACATCGACATTATGCTTGACGAGTTTGACTATGACGAGGAGGTTGATGAAGAGTTGGATATCAAGAAGATAAAGCTAGCAAAGAAAAAAGAGATTGCAAAAGCCAAAAGTTATTTCAACGGAATGAAGGAGCAATACAAGCAACCACTTGAGTCAAGTGGAGGTGAGGGCTCGGGAGTTAGTTCGGAGGAGCTTGAAAACTATAGGCAATATATAAAATCTGCTGAGACCCAAAAGGTTGAGGGGGAGCGTAGACGAGATTGGTTTATTGAAAAAACCAACGAGGTGTTCGGAGGAGAGTTCAAAGGTTTTGAGTTCTCTGTTGATGGTAACTCCGTCTTATATTCACCGCAGTCCGCAGATGCGTTAAAGAAGGAGCAGTCAAATGTTATGACCTTTATAAATAAGTACATGACAGATGATGGCTTAATCTCAGACGCTCAAGGATACCATAAGGCAATAGCAGTTGCATCAAACCCTGAGAAGTTTGCTCAGTTCTTTTACGAACAAGGCAAGGCTTCTGCAACCGAGGATGTTACACGTAAGATGAAAAATATAGAGATGTCTGAACGTACAGCACCCGAGGCGACAACAAAGGGAGGGATGCAGATTCGAGCTGTCAACCCTGATTCGGGTAAAGGCTTGAAAATAAGAAGTATAAAGAAAAAATAATTTTAAAAAAAGAAAAAGAAAATGGCAGTACAAGCAGTACCGGGATTTGATTTGCAGCCATCTGCAACGCAGATTCCCACAGCAACAAACTACATTACCGACTTCAACTTTTTGAATCAGTATCTTCCTGATACATATGAGAAAGAATTTGAAAGATATGGTAATC